TCTCAAGAAGAAACGCGAGATCGGGAGCATTCGGTTCACTCGCGAGTTCCTGTGTGAGCCCGTGGCCGACGATATGAGCTTGTTCCCCCAAGCGCTGTTCCAGGGAGAACCTACCGAGCAATTCGCGGTACGCCTGGGGATGCCCTACTCGTTCTGGGCTCAGGCTGGCGTCACACCGTACATAGGGGTCGACTTCGCGATGTCATCGAGCGCTCAAGCGGACTACATGGTGGTTTGGGTGATGGGCTTGGACAAGTTCGGGAATCGCTGGGTGTTGGACATCCAACGGGGCAAGGGGCTCCCGTACCAGAAGCAACTGAGCATGATCAACGAAGCCGGTCGCAAGTACAAACCGGCGCTAGTGTTCTTGGAAGCCAATCAGATGCAACGGATCTTCGGGGACGAGCTGATCCGAACCACTGACCTCCCGATCAAGAAGTTCACGACCACGGCCGTCAAACACCAATTGGACAAGGGCGTGCCTTCTCTGCGAGTGCTACTCGAGAACGGGAAGTTCCGGATCCCGAGGGGCGACGCTCACAGTGTCGAGATGACCAACACTTGGATCGAAGAGATGCGAGCCCTCACCTGGGTCGACGGACAGATCAAGAGCGTTGGCCAACACGATGACACTGCGATGGCCTGCATAGGTCCTGGGGCGCAGGTCACCACGTTGCGGGGTAAGAAGGCTATAGAGACCGTACAACCGGGGGACCAAGTTCTGACTCACCTGGGGAATTGGCGTCCGGTTACTGGGATCATGCGTCGGGAGTATCTGGGAAGGGCTTACCAACTACGGGTTTCTGGAGGGAGTCCCTTGTTGATTACGGAGGAACACCCCGTATGGAGTGCTACTCCGAAACGGGATGTTGTTGCCCGGAATCAACGGCTCATTCCGGATCTGGCCAGATGGGATTTTAGGGAGGCAAAGTTTCTTCGAGCTGGCAGGAAGATGGACGGTGACTATGGTTTCTTGCCTACGCCCCGTTGGCCCGTTTGGAATGGTCGTGTGGACCTGGCCGATTTAGTATCTTGGGAGAGGCCTTGTCAGGGGGGCAATTGCTGGAAAAAGGATGAGTCGTCTATTTGGTGGCGAAGCGATAGGCAAGTTCCCAGGCACCTGGTGATCGATGAGGTCTTTGGTTTTTTAGTGGGCTTGTTTCTGGCCGAAGGATCAACCTCGGGACATCAAACTCATTTCGGGTTGCACTCGAAAGAGACTTATATTCACGAGTTCATTCTGGAGTTGGCAAAGGATCGGTTTTCGGCCCTCGGGGGTGAAACTCTGGAAGGGGACGGTAGGACTACTTGGGTGTCATCTATACCGATGGCTCGTTTGTTCCGGAAATTGGGCAGTAGTAGATCCAAAGGGATGCCCTGGTCTTGGATGGGCTTGCCCCTGAATGTGAGACTGGCGGTGGTACGTGGCTGGCTTGTAGGTGACGGGTGCCTCGGTCGCAATAGGACCCGGGGGGGTTCTGATTATGTAAAGGCGGTAACCATTTCCCCCGTGCTTTTGTCACAGATGCTTTGGACTTTGCGCGAAGCGGGATTGACCCCCAGTGTTTGCCCGTTCAACGCGAATTCATTACCCGCGTTTCAGCTTTCGTTGTCGGCTACTGACACCATGACGCTCTGGGGAGAGATGACTCCTGTGGAAAAGCTACGATGGGCGTCGTTTCGACCTACACAGCGACGGACCCCAACCAACGTGCGTTCCTTGGGGTCACCTGGTGGTTTAGCGGTGCGCCTCGCGGAAGTCCAAGAATTGGAATACGAGGGCCCGGTTTACAACTTGCAAGTGGCCGGGGATGAGTCCTATGTGGTGGAGGATTTGGCGGTGCACAATTGTTGGATCTGCGACCAGGCAATTCGGCAAGGTGGTTTCTCGTTCGACTTCGGCGAGGATCTGACGGGCAAGGAAAGCCTGGACGATTTGATGGAAGACCTCACTGGGGGTTCTGATACCGATGACGCGGATGATTCCGAGCTGGAACAGAGCGCCGAACAGCGCACTAAAGTGGCGATGGGCATTGAGGAGTCGACAGAGCCCAAGGCGGGAGGTAATCTCGTGGACGATGGTCCTGACCTTGGTGATGACGTCTTTGACACGGGTGGCGCTCCGGGCCCAGACATACTTCGGAGGCTGTGGTAGGTTGCAAGTTCTGGGCGGGTAGTGAAACGGTTCGGGGGTCGCTCTTCTCGCCGCGATAGCTACCCGCCCAGACCATTCAGGGAGAGACGATATGCCGGTCAATGTTGTGAAGTCCCCCGAAGACGAGCGTCATTGGGCTCGGGCTAAGTCCCTGGCGGCCAAGCAAGGCCGCGCCAAGGACTGGCAGTACATCATGGGGATCTTCCAACGGATGTCGGGCAAGAAGAGCGTGGACGCGGGTCAGGTGTCGGACCTCAAGAAGAGCCTGGGCGTTACGGTGTCTCCTACGCCCCGGTTCTACATGAGCCGGTGGCCCGGTCAGGTCCCCAACAAGGAAGCGCTCGAGACGATGCGCTTGGCACAACAGGAGCCCCCCAAGTTCTCCGTTGCTCGGTTGATGCAGCATGACGGTTCCTACCTGAGCCCTGACAACGTGGTCGACGGCATTGGTTTGGATCGGGCGAAGGCCACCGAATGGCGCACGCACCTCAAAAAGGCTGTGGCCTCCACAAACGAGTTGACCTTCCGGCAAGACATCATGAGCAAGATGTTGCACGACCGGATGGACTCGGCCAGTCGGCAGGCACTCTTCCAACGGGCCATGAGCTTCTACCGGGACATGCGGAAATCTATGGTTGCTGTGTCGACTCCCGATGAGCTTCGAAAGTCAGAGACCCGGACCGAAGGGCCCGATCGACTGTACAAGTCGCTCGTCCGCAAGGTCCGGCACGCCCCACCCTCGGGGTTGCCTCTGGCTCAGTTGGACGACCTCGTGAGACGGTATGGTCGACGGTCAGTGGCCGAGACCTTGGAGAAGGCTTGTAGGGATAGGGGTAGCCTCTGCTATCGAAACGGCGTATTGCTTTTGCGTTGACCTAAGCGAGGATCGAACCATGCGTGAAGGCTTGAAACAGTTGGGTGATTTCCTGTCGAAAGCGGAAGGTGGCGAGAGGCAAGGCCACAAGTACGTCAAGCGCGGGGGGAATCCCGGGCACTATCAGTATACGTACTCACAGTCCGAGGGAGACCAAAGCCAACCCATTGGCCAGACCAATACGGGGGAGCCTATCCACGCGGTGGAGCGGGGCCCTCATTCGGTCGACTCGTGGGGGGAAGTGCTTGTCGGGAAGACCACGCCGGGGCATGAGCAAGAAGCTCCGAGGCACATGGAACACGACGGGAAGCACTGGGTCCGAGCTGGATACAACACCGACTCGAACACGGTGGGGTACCACGAGTACCAACCCTCCCGGCACGTGATGGACCCGACCACGGGCTTCGCTCGTGAAGCGGTCCCGGTTGACGCCAAAGGCGTGGCCGGTGGCCTGTTCCACGTGGCAGGTCTCCCCGAGCATGGCGGCGGCGACCTCCCCAAGGAGATCAACGATCCGCATCACGGCAAGCTGACCGTTCGAGGATTCAACTCGGACAGTGGCATGACCCTCTACCACAAGGACGTTCATAATCCGGGCTGGAACAAGCCCGGTTCAACTGGCGAGGCGATCGCGGGAGCCACACCTCCGGGTGCGAATCCCCCGCCTCAAGGTGGCCAGAATTCCCCGGTTGCAGCACCGATCAAAGGAAATCTTCCTCAGGGAGGACAGCCTCCGGCTCTGAAACCGGGCCAACCGACAGTAGGCGGCCAAGCGGGAACACCCCCGCCGACCGTTACCACGGCACCCCAGGCCGCACCGAAACCCCCCCTCCCGGGCGGTCCTGGGGCGCCCCAAGCGCAAGCTCAGGGCCCCATGGCTCCCCCACGTCCCCCGATACCCGGTAGCTCGCCACAGAGCCCTCTGGTAGGTCAGGGACCGGCTACCCGGCCTCCGATGCCCAACCCGGCGCAAACTCGTCCACAAGGGGCTCCAGGAGGCGTACCGATGACTTCGCGACCCCCGATGGCGTGGCACGCCCCAGGGCAACCGGGTACTCCCCCGGCTCCGGCCGGGATGCGTCCCCCGATGGCGGGTCCTGCGGGATCTCCTCCAGGTGGTATGCAACCCGGGGGTCCCAAGCCTTTGACTCCCCCAGGTGCTCCGCAACCCGCGGCGCGGCAAACCCCTGGCAGCGTGCCCAACATCCCCCCGAAGCCGGGTCAACCCGCGCAACCGATGGCCATGAAGCCCCCGGTGCCGGGCGCACCTCCGGCTCCTCCGGTGAAGCCTGCGGTGGGCGCCAAGAAAAACCCCTTCCAGAAGGGGTTGGACGCCCTCGGCGACTGGATGGAGAAGGCGACGGGCGGCGAGCGTGAGGGCCACAAGTACATCAAGCGGGAAGGCGTGACGGGCGCCTACAAGTACACCTACGCGGATGACAACCGCACGCACCTCAACAGCCCCAACCAAAACCAACTCGAAGGGTTGGCCAATGGCGCCAAGGTGACCTTGGCGACCGGCCCCAACAAGGGAGTCCACTACACGCTCCAAGGGGACACCTGGCACGGCGACGGCGGCAAGATCGATCATACGAGCATGGCTTCCCGGACGTTCGGGAACCAAGTGACCGTGCATCATCCGGTGGGCGAGCCCAAGCAAGTGGCGCCGCACATGCACGTCATTTCCAAGGACAGCTCGGGCGCCTACACCGTGAGCATCGGCGATCCCACCAAGGGAGAGTCCACGCTCAAGCGGCGCTTCTCGGGCCCCACGGCGCAATCGGACCTCCGGGACTGGGCGCGTGAGAACCTGGGCCAGACGATTAGCCACAACCATGCCATCGACAAGACCGGCTTGGATCTCACGCCCAAGTATCACAGTCCTGAGTATGGCCCGACCACCAAAGGCCCGACCGGCAAGGTCACCAAGCGTGACGCGGGCGGCAAGGAGTCTCTGGACTTTACTGCGACCGAGGCCAACGCCCCGAAGGGTGAGGAGAAGCCCAAGAACGAGGTGGAGGCCGGCGTCGAGAGAGCCGGGCAGGCGCGTGAGTCTATGAAGGGCTTTGCAGGCTACTCCCAGGTCAAGAAGTACGTCAACTCGATTCGCAATCCCCACAAGAAAGCCTACGCCCAAGCCTACGCCAAGTGGATGGCGGCGGGTGAAAAGACTGGAGATGAGCCAGCCGGGCCCAAGGAGCTGGGCGCCATGGGGCGTCAAGCGGTGCGGCTACACCTGGACAACCTCAAGTCCGAAGCCATCGCCCCGGTGGAAACCGAAAAGGAGCTGGGGAAGGTGGCCAAGCAAGGCGCCGACAAGGCCAAGGAAGCTCACCCGGACCTGGCACACCGAGAAGGCCCCCCGAAGGAAGTGGCGGGAACGGGCAAGCTCGGGCATGAGATCAACCATGGCCCGGACGAGTGGAGTCACCAAGAAGCCCTCGATACGATGATCCATGCTATGGACAAGGTGAAAGCCACGGACGGTCGCACCGACCTCAGCCCCGCGGAGTGGGAGGAAAACGCTACCCAGCATTCACGGGCGGCGGTGGCGCATCGCCGTTTGGCGGATCTCTCGCCAACCGACAGATCGGTGGAGCATCGCAAGCGAGCCGACTATCACAGTAAGCTCGGCATGATTGCCTGGGGCGAGCACTCCAGGCTCCAGAGTGGCGGGAAGCCGGTGGGCTACACCCCGCCTCCCGAAGCTCCCAAGGCTCCCGAGGCCCCCGAGAAGGCGGCCAAGCCCCAGCAACTCAAGCTGTTCGGAAAGTCTCTGGACGGCCTCAACGCTATCGGGGACTTCCTCCAGAAGTCCGAAGTCATCCCGGGTGGTGAGGCGAAGGGCAAGCAGCCTTCCGACTTCGACGCCCAAGCACTCAAGCAGGGTACGGCGGTTGAGATGGAGCACTCGAGCGATAAGCGGTACGCTCGAGAGATTGCTATGGACCACTTGACCGAAGACCCCAACTACTACCAGAAGCTCAAGACCGTCGAGGCCCACGAGGCACCGACAACGGAGAAGTGTATGCACAAGGCGATGACTGGTTTGGAAGCACTGAGCGGGTATCTCTCGAAGTCCCTGGAAGATCCTATGCCTGACGACGCTTGCAAGCTCGGCTACGGCAAGTCCAAGGAAGTGGGCGAGAGTCCGGACGGTGGTGGTCTTGAGAGTCCGACTCGTGACTTCTCCGGTGACCGCGTGGGTGACGCTAAGGGCGCCAGTGGCAAGTCGGGTACCTACGGTATCGGAGCCCCGACGCCGGTCAAGAGTATCAAGGCGGGCAAGTCGAACGGTGAGAAGTTGGACGTCGGTGGTGACCCCACCACGGCCAAGAGCGTGAAGCAGGGCGCGGGCGCCGGTACTCCCGAGGACGTGGGCGGTACTCCTGGTCTGAAGTCTGACAAGCTCAACGACGAAGAGCGCGACGCCGAGGACCAAATGAGCGACGGCAAGTCACCGCTCGAGGGAGACCTCAGTGAGAAGTCGCTCACGCCGGCCGGACAGCGGGCCATGGTGGCCAAGGAGCATGCCCTCAAGGTGCAGGAGATGACCAAGAGCGCGGACGTGCAAGTGGGCGTGCCCGATCATCCCTACATGATGAGCAGCATGGGCAACGTGGACGAGCACACCGAGGCTCTGACCAAGAGCGAGTTCTACCACGGCAACAGCCCTTCCCTTGCCCAGCCGGGGACGATTCTTCGGAAGAGTGTGTTGTGCAAGAGCGATGCGTGCGGGATGAGCTTCCCGGCCTTCTATACGTCATGTCCCGAGTGTGGGTCAGGCCAGACGGTCAGCCGACTGTTGCCCCATGGTGCGAACCTGGGCGGGGGTCAAGGCACCATTCTGGAGAAGTCCAGCAACGATCCGATCATCAAGGCCCCCAAAGAAGAGGGTGACGTCATGGTTGGTGAAGTGGTCAACCCCGTGCTATTCCGTTCACGCAGGTAGCTCGAAAGGGAACCTACGTGAGTTGGCAAGACCGATTACGAACTATTGGGCAGGGACTGGCTGGAGTTACCTCGGAAGCCCTCCGGGATTACGCCATGACGGGGGATGCACTCCCCCTCATGAAAGCAGACCTCGCAGGCCAACCGGATCAACAGGATTCTCAGGGGGAAGACGAGCAAAGCTCGGCCCCCGGGGGGGACGCTCCGGACACGGCCGAGGGCGAGCCCATGCCGGATCAACCCACCGAACAGGATCCCAAGACTCTGTTTTGGGATCCGTTCGCGATCATCGAGCAACTGGGTTACAAGGAACGCCCGAGCGCTATCACCTACGGGACTCTGAAGGCGATGGTGTGGCGGACTCCCATCCTGCAAGCAATCATCCAAACGCGCATCCAGCAAATGGCGGCGTTCTCCCAAGTGAGCCGGGACCGGTATGACCTGGGATTCAAGATCAGGACTCGGGAAGCAACCCACGAGCCGACCCCAGCCGAGACGAAGTGGATCAAGCAAGCGGAGACGATGATGCTCCGGACGGGCATCACTGACAATCCTCGTGGGCGCGACTCGTTCGAGAAGTTCATGCGCAAGTTTATGTGGGACAGCATGGTTTACGACCAGGCCTGCATGGAAGTGGTCCCCGACCGCCTGGGGCGTCCGACCGAGTTCTACTCGATTGACTCGAGCACCATTCGACTCGCGGACACGGCGAGCACCTACTTGAACGAAGACGAGAAGAACGCTGTTCGCTTTGTCCAGATTTACGATGGCATGATCATCAGCGAGTACAACCAAGAGGAGCTGTGTTTCGGTGTTCGAAACCCGAGGTCCGATATCCGCATGTTCGGGTATGGTACCAGTGAAATTGAAATGCTCATGGTTGTCATCACGGCCATTCTCTTCGGATGGGACTATAACCAAAAGGCGTTTTCGCAAGGCAGCACTCAGAAGGGCGTTTTGAACTTCAAGGGCCCCATTCCAGACAAGCAGCTCAAGGCCTTCCGACGTCATTGGTACCAGATGATTTCGGGTGTGGAAAACTGCATTGCGGGGAATTCGGTTCTTTGGACGCCTAAAGGTGCGGTCACCATTGGGGACCTCGTCGGGGATCTGCAAGAGCAAGAGACCTCTGTATGGACCGGAACCCAATGGTGTTCGGCTTTGGCGTACAAGACCAAGCAAGCTAAGAAGGTCACGAGGACGACATTGGGTAACGGGGTGACCGTCACCACTTCGCCAGATCATAAATTCCGAGTCATTGGCTCAGACGGGGAACCCTGCTGGAAAGAGCAAGCGGACTTAGAGATCGGAGATTTCGTTTTCGTCAACAAGACCCCCGTGGAAACTCAGAGGGGGACGCTCCCCGCTTACAAGGGGCAACTTGTTACTCCTGAATTGCTGGAAGTGTTGGGGTGGATGACTGGGGATGGCTACCTCAAAGAGAACGCGATTCAGTTGTTCTATGGACAAGGGGAGCAAGAGATCCGGCAAGCACACGCGAAAGTGCTCAGTAGCTTTGAG